GCATGACTGTCTGCTGATTTAAACTTATCTTTGGTCAACCCTAACACCATCGCTTCTTTAGATTTACAGCCTTCTATTTCGTTGTCAAATCTAACGTCACCAATAAGTGCTAGTCTAGAGTTATCTTTTTTAATTCTTCTAAATAAGGTATCTAGCCAAACCTCGGAATTAATTTTTCTAAACACATCAGAACCTAGATACTGCAAAAACTCACGAATGGTCATCGGTCCCGGCTCATGATATGTTATCAAACCAATCGTATCTTCTAGCAATCCTTTATCCGTTTTATCATATCCTGTATAAATTCCCGGCATATTTTCCCATAGTAGATGAGTAAGCTCGTTCTTGCCATCATCTGTTCCGTATACCTTATCTTCTGGCAAGCCAAAAACATCAATAGCTATACGCTTTAAAGGATCAGCTAAGAAATAAATCTTAACTTCACTTGATATTGCATCAAGAACCCTGTCTACATCAACATGCTTTTTTGAAAATTCAAAATAATCTAAATCATCTTTACGTTGACCAAATATATCTGAAACTTCTATTTTCCCATCTTCATTAAGTCTAGCATTTTTACAAACTCCTAGCTCAATCATTTTAAGCATCAATATAAAGTTACAGGAGGTATCTTTACCGCTTTGTTTTTTTCCAGCAAAACCTATAATCTTAGTCATCAGTTTTCTTTCTCCGATCCTAAAACAACATCGTAATGTACTTCTAGGGTCTCTAGCATACTTTCTGCACGATCTAACTGTTCTAATGCTTCCATAAGATTGTCTGTAAAGTCACCTGTGGAATGATCTCCAATTCCTACGGGGTTTTCAAGCAATAGTTCTAAAGACATTTTTGCTGCTGCATAATCTGCCTGTAGTTTACTTTCAAGAAAGTTTAAGGCGTATTTTTTATGACTCATTTGTAAATCTCCCTAGCTTGATTAATAAAAGGTAAAATCTCATCGGTTATTTCATTTGTATTCATTTCGCCAACATCTTCTTTATTAACATTAACAATGAATACCCTGTACGTTCTATCTAATTGTTCTTTTATAGCATATGCTGCTTTCTCACCAGCACCATGATCGTCATTATCCATAATAAGTATGACAGACATTGCTCCAGATTCATCTATAAGTTGTCTTTGGGGAGTATTTAATACTGTGCCAAACAACCCCAAAGAATTGTGTATGCCAGATTCTTCTAGTCTCCAAACATTTCCAGGGGACTCTACTAAAATAGCTACGCCTGATTCCTGAATATGCTTTTTTGCCCTCCAATAATTATACAACACCTTTTCTTTTTGGAAACCCTTTGTGTGTCTCCATTTTGGAAAATGATAACATTCTTTTTCAGGATTATGATAGGATTTGCATTTTTTACATTGTTCAAATACACTTCTGCCAGTAAAAGCTATAATCATTTGACCTTCATCGTCATATATTGGAACGATAGCTCTATTAAAGAAAGGTTTACCATAAGTATGACAAGTCCCAACATCATAGTCATCCAACACTTCAATACTATAATCTCTTTGTAAAAAATATTGGGATGGTATTTCTACTTTTGATCTGTAGTATTCTTTATCTATAGTTCCTGCAATCTTATTTTCTGGAGCAAGATTACTTACAACTTTGCAAAACTCATGGTTGCCCATATTTACTTTCTGAGGTTTTATATCTCCGAATTTTAGATCGAACATATTTAACAGAAAGTCTACTGTTTGCTCAAAGCTTACAGTTCTATCCCCCGGTACTTTCCAGTCATGCTTAACTTTGGACAGTCCACCTCTAACCATAGAAAGCAGTGAAGTACCGAAGTATTTTTCGCAACCATGAGTTCTACATTTATAATGCACCCTATAGTCTGCATCATAATAAAGATTTAAAGCTGTTTTATTGTCTCCACCATGAATAAAACAATTTGAAAATATTACCTTAGCCCCTTTATGATGACGAGCATCGAAGTAATCGTATATTTCCTCTATGTTTTCAAGAACAATATCTGTAAGCTGATTTAGTTTACCTTGATCTTTATATTTAGAACGCGATATCTTCTTCTGATGTTTCGTCGTCATCTGATCCTCCATCCTCTAATTCGTATGCGGTCTTACCTTCTTCTAGTTTCGCATATGCTCCCCTCATCATCACATTAATGTAGTCGCCGCCTTCTAGCCCCTCTCCCTGTCTAGCGATAATAGGAACAAGCTTTCTATTTCCATGCTCAGGACCATCTTTAGCAATTTCTTCATCTGATTTTTCTTTATAGATAGTAAAGTTAGAGCATAGCCACATGATTCTATCTGAACCACTAGCAGCATCAGTTGATTCTTTGCTAATTCCATCCCTATTTAATTGAATGAAGTTAAGAATGGGAATCTCATATCTCAAGCAGAAGTTGTGTAGGGAAGTCATCATAAAGCCCAGCAGTTGAAACTCTTTCATATCTGTTTTAGCTAACTCAGCAGCTTCCATCAATTTAAGATAGTCATACACGATAACACAATCGTTAGCTTTGCCTTCTTCGTTTATACCAACAACTTTGGCAAGCCATCTTCTCATAATTGATAACTGATCTTCAAATGCTCTACCACCAATATTCTTATGATAAAAAGGAAGGTTTTTAAGCTGTTGGGCTAGTTCTAGCATATTAACTTTCTTAAAGTTATCATCAGCGTATTTACCAGTTTCGATCTCGTTAATACTAGACTTGCCAGAGGTGTTAAAGGAAGCCATTGCTCCACCTCTGTTTTGCTGGTCTTTCTTTGTCATTTCCGTATCTAGATATAATACAGGTATACCGCTTTCTGCAATATTTTTCCCCATATTAAGACCAATAAGACTTTTACCTACCTTGGTTCTAGCACCAATAACATTTACGCTTCCTTTTCTTAGACCTCCACCAATAGCAAAGTCGAATTTAGGAAAACCAGTCGGGATTCCAATCTGATCTACTCTATTCTCCGCACGATCTATTAGATATTCTTCTAGGTCTCCGAATAGTAGTTCTGGAGCATCGTCGTGATCGTTGAGAAGAGATGTAAAATCAAAGATAGATTCTTCGGCTAGGCCGAGAATTTTTGATATAGGTTCATCACCCTTTATTTGTAGGTACTGGTCTTTGGTTTGCTCCAACTGGTCATACATCAAACGAGCAATTTGCAACTTTCTTATCTTAGCACCAAACTTTCTAATATTGTCAAACAATACAGGAAATTTGAGAACTGCTCCTAGATGAGATAGTTCATTGTTATTATTAAAGAAGTCACTTAAACCTAGTTCTTTAGCAGAAGAAAGAATACTAGGTACATCTATCTTTCTTGTATCGTCATCCTCTAATAGTCTTTTTATACAAGCAAATATTACCGAGTTAGAATCAATGGTAAAGCTACCATCGTCAATTATATCAGCAACATCAAAATATGCTTCTGAACCATACCTACAAATCCCTGCAAGAACAGCACGTTCCGCAGCAGCATCCGACAACACCATATTTTACCATCCCGCTTGAGTAGAACAAGAATTACATTTCCATCTATCAGGGTCCATTACAAGAGCAGCAGAAACATCCCATTCTTCACCGCAGACACAACAATCCACTTCTATAGTGGAACTTTCTCTTGCTGGGAATTTTACAGAACGACCTTTATTATCTTTGTCTTCCTTCTTTGCTTGGGTCATTTCTTCTCTCTCGGCCCCTGATAATTGTACCCCGCTAATGAACTTTGTAAATTTATTTTCACGATTTCCGTCAATATTCATCGGTTCTGATCTACATTGTTTTCCCTTGCTTTTCTTTTTTCTTTTGTTAGATTTTTTAGCTTTTCTATTTCCTACTTGCCTATCATTATTTTTTCTTTTGTTTTTTCCGCTTCCTCTTCTTTTATTAATAACATGGGCAGCACCAGAATCATTACTTGGTTTTTCTTTTTCTTCTTTTTCTTCTTTTTTTTCTCCAACTGATAAAACATCTGCTATATCTTCTGGGTCTAGCTTGCTTAAAAGTTGCTTTAGTAATATTTTAGTTTCATCATCCATTATTTCATAGCCTTTGCTAACTGTAGGTTTTTATATAGCTCACTCATATGTTTACAAGAAGAAGCTAGGTATGTTATTCTATTTGCTCTTTGTTGTGCATAGTTTTTAAGTTTTAATATTCCACTAGCATAGTCATCATTGCTTACAGCCTGAGAAAACTGGCTTTCCCAAGAGCCTCTAAACTGTTGTTCTTTGCCAGAAACTATTTGTTTCAAAACACTTGAGGCCCAATCAACTCTTGCGTTTTCTCTGTTGAAACATCTTTGCAGATAAAAAGAAAATCCCCCTAGAGCAATAGCTATCTCAGCACAATCTATAGGAGAAAGTTTTTCCATTTGTCCTCTTGTCATAGATAGGTATTTTTTAACACTATCGTCCCCCTGCTCTTGGAATTGAGACAAGCCTATCTTGCCTTCGTACTCATCAAGCATCTTTTCAAGTTTCTGCATCCTCGCTAACGGAGTATTATTTTGTTCTTCCATTGCTCTATATCCTCATTATAGGGTAGTTCGATATGGGTTATACCGTTTAATATGCACCAGTCTTCTTTGTCAGTATCGTTTCTTTTTTGGTTAAGAAAGTCTCTTGCAGAAGCATGAAACATTGTATTAAACTTATAATGCTGTTGTCCATGAACTTCTACAGCAAGTTTAATTTGATTTATGTAAAAGTCTAGATACTGCGTTTTGTTTCCTCTTGGTTTAATAGGAACTTCCTCTAAAATTTTCATTGTAGGGAAAAGTTCATACAGAATCTTTCTAGCCTTGACATGAAGTTTAGACCTTGATCTTTTATCTGTAGCCGTAACTATTTGACCTGTTAGTTTCCATGTCGCAATATTTCCTTCTAAGTCTCTTGCTTTCATACCATACCTATTATTTCAAATACCTGTTGTTTTAGCTCAGTATAATACTCAGGGTTGTTTTCCAAATAGGTTGCAAAATT